CTTTAGACTAGCCGCTAGAATTGCAGACCTTAGAGACAAAGGTTTAAACGTGGTGACCGACATGGTTACGCTGGAGAATGGCAAGAGGGTTGCACGCTACTTTTTAAAGCGTGGAGTTTAATAGCGATTTTAGATACGACTTAGAGTATGGCATTGTCGAGGGAGAAACTTGGTTTCACGACATTGTAAGTAATTCCAAATTTGAGGTCAAGACCGACCGAATGTCTGCAAGGACTGGAAACATTTACATTGAATACGAAAGCCGAGGTAAACTCTCAGGCATTGCCACAACTCAAGCCGATTATTGGGTTTATAAAATCGCAGAATTTAAAGCAATTGTAATTAAAACAGACGAATTAAAAATGCTTGTTAAAAAATTAGTAGACGAAGGCAAAGCTAGACCAAACGTCAGAGGTGGAGACAACAACACCAGTGTTGGCGTTCTTGTTAAAATAAAGGACTTAGTATGACACGAGAGGAAATAATTACAGAACTCAACCACCGAGCAACTCAAAAGTATTTAGTCTACTTGGCGCTTCAGGAAATAATGCTGGATTACTACGAGGACGTTACAATGCTTAAAGCATTTGACGTGGACCTAAGGACCAAGCACAAAAACATGATTAACGCGCTAAAAAGAAAGTCGACCGAGGCGTTTAGGTTCCTAGAAAATTACGACGGTGGAGAGGTAACAATTAGACAGTTTCACGAGTTTGTTACTTTATTTGAACGCCTGCACAATTCGATTGACCAAGGTGGCAATCTATTCCATAACTGCTTGTCAGCAATTGAACAAATTTTAAACGACCATGAGGGGACGCAACCTAACTGAATATCAAAAGGAGTTAATCTTTGAAGGCTGGCAGGACAGAAAGCCAATTAAGGTAATTGCTATGGAAATGGGACTTTCTTACGGTTGCATTTATTTTCAACTAAAGAAGCGTTGCCTCGTTGGATAAATCGAAAAGATTTATATTTGTGTATCGAATCATTCCTGAGGTGAGAGGCAAGAATGATTCCATAGGTTAAATTAACCTGCCCCGACAGACTCTCACCTGTTGGGGTTTTTTATTTTATGGAAGGGAAAAAATCATTTGTACTTTATACTGACCAAAGAGAAGTCTTTGAAGAGCTTGACGACGAGCAAGCTGGAAAGTTAATTAAGCATATTTTTAGCTATGTTAACGACGAGAATCCTGAGGCTGACGACAAGTTTGTGCGCCTTGCCTTCCTGCCAATTAAGACCCAGTTAAAAAGGGACCTAAAGATTTGGGACGAAAAAAAGCATTCAAGAGTTGAAGCTGGTAAAAAGGGAGGTCTAGCAAAAGCTAGCAATGCTAGAATTGACCTAGCAAATCCTAGCAATGCTAGAAATTCTCTAGCAAACGTAGCTGTTAATGTAAATGGTAATGTTAATGTAAATGATAATGTTAATGTAAATGATAATGTAAATAAACAAATAAGCGCTGGCGCACTTTTTTCTTTGGAGGAGGTCTTTATTGATTTTAAAAAAGAAAAGCCTTTAAAGCGACCGTATATTGAACGAATGGCCCACGTGCATTCAACAGATAATGCAACGGTTGAAAAGCTATTTGAAAAATGGGCAGTTTTAAAAGAAGGCGAAAGCATGACCATTGCCAAGGCCGAGAATAGTTTTAACCTTTACCTTGCCAACAATTTAAAAACCAGCTACAAGCCACCTGAAAAGTCAAAAACTTACAACGTATTTGACGAACTTTATGAGGATTTACAAAAACAAAAACACCAAAATAATGAATGAAATAATTTTAACACACCTCCGCAAAATGGAATTTGTTTGCGGACTCAAGCAATTTAAAGAATATAAAAAAGAAGAGGCCAGCGAATTACTTAGCTGCCTGAGCAAGTTGTTTGGCAGTTACGGCTGGATGACCGAGGCAAGAGTTGATTATATTCTCCACGCTGGTATGCGAGGACAGTACGGCGATTTTTACCACGTCAACGAAAAGACAGTAAGCGTTTGGATAAATCAATATTATGCGCACCACCAAAGCCAAATTGTGCAGGAAGTCCAAGCTTTAAACAACAAAGAAAAGGAGCCAAGCAACGAAGAAATTGCCTACTGGATTGAAGTTGGTAAGCAGATATTTCGGGATAATTACCAGTATGCCAAGGAGACAGGATTTTGCAGGGATATTGCAGAATGGGGAATGAACTGGTTCAACAAGTTCCAAGAGAAAGGAATTTTAAAACCTTGGGAGTTTAATGTTGAGGAGATGGAAAACGACGTGCGGAAAGAGTTACGATTGACGGTTCGGTATGTTGACGAGACTAGCGTTGGCGCCAAGACAAAAAACAAGATTTGGAAATTGTTTATTTTGGACGCAATAAGACAAAACAAAGAATTAGATAAATTAATTTAAACAAAAAAACCATGAGCAAGATTTATGGCGGAAACGCAAAGATTATTGAAACCAAGTTTGGCCAAATGACTAAAATAAGCCAAAGCAGAAGTGACCTTGAGAAGTTGCTGGCATACCTAAACGCCAATGATACCGAATGGGTTAATCTTGTAATGAAGGAAAAGCAAGAGAAAGTGGAAGGAAAAGCAACGCATTATTTGGAGGTTGACGACTGGAAGCCTATGCAGGTAGCAAACAAGGCAACAGAGAAGCGCATTGTAGAAAAGGATAACTTACCTTTCTAATGAAAAAAAACGATTTGTACGCAATCTTTGTGGCGCTGGTAGGCATTTGTCTACTGGCGGTGCTAAAGATTTCTAGTCTGCTGCTTTTTATGGTCCTGCTGGCCTTATGGACCTTGGCTTGGTCTTGGATTTACGAGCGTTGTAAATGATTCAATTTAAAATAAACGAAAAGCCTTTAAGCGTCAATTTAGCTTGGCAGGGCAAGCGTTTTAAAACTCAAGCTTACAAGCAATACGAGAAGGAAATGCTTTTGCTTATGCCTCCAAAAAAAATTGATGCAAAGCAAATGCTTAGAGTTGAGTTTTTTTTTGGCTTTAGCAATTCGGCTAGTGACCTAGATAATCCAGTTAAGTTGTTGATGGACATTGCACAAAAAAAATACGGCTTTGACGACAAAAACGTTTTTGAGTTAAACGTGCGCAAGTGCTTGGTTAAAAAAGGAGACGAGTTTATACAAATGGGCATTTATCAGCTATTACCTTTTTAAACAAAATCTAGGTTTTAACTTGGAATTAAATTTGAAACCTATATTTGCGTAAAGATTAAGAAAATGAGCGTCTACGAAGGTTTATTAATTAAGAAAGCAAGGAAGCAGGCTGGGTATAACCAGCTGGACTTGTGCAAAAAAATTGGATTGAGTCACGCGCCAATTAACCACGTTGAGAATGGCTTGGAGTCAATTAGCCTTTTAAACTTGCGCAAGATTTGTGAGGAGATTGGTTTAGAGGTAGTAATAAAGCGAAAAGATGGCTAAAGGTTACCCGATTTCAAAGCCTGACTATTCGCTGGAAATTAGATACCGACTAAGGGACGGCCAATGGTCTCCTTGGTCAAACAAAGGCAAAGGTAAATTTGAAAGCATAGAACTGGTCCAGCGACAGATAAGAACTTTGGCAGCCGCTTACCAAGGACGAGAAAAAGAAGTAAGATTTGAATGGAAAGGAAAGCTTTGCAGCTTTACAGGCGAGCCGACTGGTCAAACAATAATATTAATGTAGTTATTTTGGGTTTGTTGATGTTTAAAAGGCTTGGGTTTTGCTCAAGCTTTTTTTTAAAATTTACTAAAATATGAAAATTAACGAAAAAGGTTTTTGGGAAACAACAGACCAAACAGGACACGTACACGACATTAGCATTGCAGCTGCTTTATGCAAATACCTAGCGGATAAGCAAGCCAAGACAGTTGTGGACTTTGGATGTGGACTTGGTGACTATGCAAAAGCTTTTAAAGCCAATGGTTACAAGGTGGAGGCTTATGACGGCAACCCAAACACGGAAACCCTAAGCGGTGGAATTGGCAAAGTGCTGGACCTGTCCAAGCCATTTTATTTAGGCAAAAAATTTGACGTTGTTTTGTCGCTTGAAGTTGGCGAGCATATTCCAAAAGAATTTGAGGAGCAATTTATTGACAACATTACCAAACACGCAAAAAAGCATTTGATTATAAGCTGGGCAATTGTGGGCCAAGGTGGAGACGGTCACGTTAATTGTGCAAATAATGACTACATTATTGGGCAAATTGTAGACCGAGGATTTAAGCACAATGAAAATGATTCTCAAAAGATTAGGAAGGCTGCAACAAATGCGTCTTGGTTTGGCTACACCATAATGGTATTTGATAAAATATGAAAACCCAAAAAGTAAAAATTTCTGAAGTCAAAATGAATCCTAATAACCCAAGGTTAATTAAGGATGATAAGTTTGCAAAGCTGGTAAGGTCAATTAAAGAGTTTCCAAAAATGCTGGAAATTAGACCTATTGTTGTAAATGCTGACATGATTGTGCTAGGTGGTAACATGAGGCTAAAGGCTTGTAAAGAAGCAGGATTAAAAGAGGTTACAATCATTTTTGCAGACGACTTAACAGAAGACGAGCAGAAGCAATTTATAATTAAAGATAACGTGGGATTTGGTGAATGGGACTGGGAGCAGTTGGCAAACGAATGGGATGCAGATAATTTAGAAGACTGGGGATTGGATATTCCTGACTTTGAAGTTAAAGAAGAATTGAGTGCTGAGGAGGATGATTACGAAATGCCTGATGAAGTTGAAACAGATATTGTGCTTGGCGATTTATTTGAGATAGGAGACCACCGTTTGCTTTGTGGAGATAGTACCTGCTCGGACACAGTTGCAAAGTTGATGAATAAAAAAATTGCTGATATGGTTTTTACTGACCCTCCTTATGGGGTAAGCTATCAATCAAACATGAGAACAAAAACAGAAAAATTTGATGTTTTAGAAAATGATAATGTTTTTATTACTGATTGGATTAATAACCTGCCATTATTTTCAAAAGGATTTGTTTTTGTTTGGACTTCTTGGAAAGTTTTAAAAGAGTGGATTGAATTTTGTGAGCCTATTGGAGAACTTTCAAATTTGATAGTTTGGGATAAAGGTGGTGGCGGTATTGGAGATTTAAAAAAAACATTTTTAACAGATTTTGAACTTGCTCTTGTTTATAATAGGGGTGCTGAAATTAAAGGTAAAAGATTAGGTAGTGTTTGGAGTGTTGGTAAAGATGGAGCTTCTAATTATTTGCACCCTACTCAAAAACCAGTAGAACTTCCAGCAATTGCAATAGAAAATTTAACAATTTCAAATCAAATTATTTTAGATTTATTTCTAGGTAGTGGAACCACAATGGTAGCAAGTCACCAATTAAAGCGCAAATGCTACGGCATGGAATTAGACCCAAAGTATTGCCAAGTCATTGTCGACAGGATGCGTAAATTAGACCCAGCTTTAGTCATCAAAAAAAACGGAGTAACTTTGTAATATGGCACGACCAAAATCACCAATCGACTGGATTGAAATGGGACGACTTGTCCAAGCTGGATGCACAGGCGTTCAATGCGCTGCATATTTAGGCATTGACGAAGAGACATTTTACAACCGATGCAAGGACGACCTCGCAATGGGTTTTACCGAGTTTTTGCGGCAAAATAGGAGCAAAGGAGACGCGTTGCTTCTTGCTAAACAATATGAGGCAGCTTTAAAGGATAAAGACCGCGGGATGCTTATTTGGCTAGGCAAACAAAGGCTTGGCCAGCGAGATAAGTTTGACCACGACCATACAACCAAAGGCGACAAGATAACGCCACCAATCGAGTGGATTCAATCCGAATCATAGACAAATACAAGCCTCTATTTTTAGAGGT